TCATAATCCGCGTGTCGGGGGTTCAAGTCCCTCTCCCGCTACCAACTTTATCACCGACAGTTCAGAATGCATAAGGCTGGAGAGATAAGCCTTGAGGCTGACCGAGTAGGCTTCGCCTGCTGGTGTCGGCTCAACAACGACCGCGGCCACCAGTTGCCGGAATGTTTCCCCGAGCTCCATCGGCACGTTGCCGTCGCTCGATCGCAAGATTTTAGCCAAGCTCTCTATGCTCGACCGAAAACGCAACAAAGCCTTCGGCTGAAGCTCAATCACATTTGCCGGCTCCTCGATGCTGTCGAGAATGGCCTGAAACTTATTCCGCTCCTCGCGCAGGCCAGCCAGCAATACCGCTGCCTCGTCATCTTCGATGAGCCCTTTCGATATTTTCTCAACAATTTTCGTGATGCCGTCTTTCGCGTCATTCAAGCCACGCTGCGCCGCCGCCCTACTTTTGAAGGCATTCCCGCGCCGCCGCTTCAACTCCTCCTCGTAAGTCTTCACGTAGGCCTCGATGACGCTCGTATCGGCAAACGCCATGCGCAAGCTGTCGATAACCTGTTCTTCGATCCGATCGATATAGAACCGTCGGCGGTTGTCGCATGTTCCGGATTCCCGGTAGGTGCTGCACTGGATGCGATTGCCGCCCCGATCTGGGCCGACGATCACCATTCCGCCTCCGCACGCTCCACAGCGCAGCAGGCCGGAAAGTAGCCGCTTTGATCTGGGCTGCATCATCTTGTGTTCGCCGCCGGTCGCGGCCTTCCTCTCCGCAACCTTTTGGAACAGCCACTCATCCACGATACGCAAATGCGGGACGTCGATCGTTTCGTGTTCGCTTGCGTCGTTTGTGCGGGAAACACGGCGGCCGGTGCTGGGGTCTTTCACCATCCGCACCCGGTTCCAAATCATCCGACCGTCATAGATCGGATTGCGCAGGATGCCATATCCGCGCGTCCCGCTGCCGTTGATGGTTGACGCGTTCCACTTGTCGCCGCGGGGAGGGGCAATGCCTTCTTCATTCAAAGCGCCGGCGATAGTGCGCGGCGAAGTCCCGCCGGCATACTGCTTGAAAATCCGGACGATGATCTGGGCCTCATCAGGAACAATGCGAAGCTCTCCCGGCTTTCCTGGTACGGGCTCATAGCCGTAGGCCCTGCCGCCGGCGTGTCGACCAGACCGCACCACGCCGACCATGCCGCGCTTGACCTTCTTGGCGCCTTCCTCTCGCTGCATCTGGCCGACGACGCCGTACATGCCGATTTGCATCGTGTCCATGACACCGCCGTTCACGCAGTTCATTTCAACGCCCCGAAACTTCAGCGTCTTGTGAATATGCGCCAGGTCGGCAATGTCTCGTGACACGCGGTCGGGCGATTCCGAAATCAAAACCTCGAAGGTTCCGTTTTCCGCATCCTGCATCAGTTGAGACAGGCCAGCGCGCCCGAACATGGACGCGCCTGATTTTGCTCGGTCATGAAACGTCTTGACGATCTGCGCCCCGATGCGCTGCGCGTGCGCCTCGCAGAGCCTTATTTGATCCTCGACAGACTTATCGTTTTGCAGGTCGGTCGAGTACCGGGCGTAGATTGCAGCGCGTTTCATTTCGATCTCGTGGCGGGTGTGGCGGGTTTCACGTCGTCATTGGACGGTCGCAGGCTTTCAGCGTCTTCCTTGGCCTGCCACCTTGCCAATGCCTTCGCGAACTCGATCAAAGGATTTTCTTTCTCCATCAATCAGTTCTCCCCGTTATTCGACTTATCCACAGGCCGTGAAGGATTGTAGATCCCGACTACAGCCCCAACGAGCTTGCTTTCCAGATGATCGAGAGTGAAAGGGCCTTCCGCCCATCCTCCGCACCACTGGGGCGTCAAGCCTTTGCTGATGGCTTCGTTGGCAGCAGCAAGCCATTCTTCGAACTCGGCGGGCGTCGTGGTCCGCATAGAGCCGACGTGCCAGCGCGGATCGTTCCCTGGCTTCTGCCACGGTCCCGCACTGTGGCGGGCTTGGCAGACGTTGCGCCGGCCACCGTTCCACTCGATGACATAAATATCGCCCACGCGTGCCGTCCGGTCTTCGGTGTCGACCACAACGGCCTCTCCCGGCTCGATAAAAGGGAGGCTGTGCCGGTCGGTCACTTTAAAGGCGATGCAATGCGGCGGCAGGGAGCGGTATACGTTCAGCGTGTTGTGCTGCTGGGGGCGGCTGATGAGGGCGCTCATGCGTTTGCCCTCCGGCTTTCGACGGCAGGCGCCACCAGCGCGAACGCAGCATTGTCTGAGTGCTGAATGTGGACGCGCCACCTCATACCGTGGATGTTCTGCATTACTGCGGCCAACTCAGTCGCCAGACGATTGGCTTCGGAGAGCAGGTCTTTCCCGCCATCCAACTGGCGGGAAATGTCGGGGTGGATTGCCGCAGCGGTCTTCATGCCTTTGCCCTCAGATCGAACACGCCGACCTTAGTGAGCATGACAGTGTGACCGGCCGAGGCGGAGGGCAGAACCACCGCTTGGAAAGCGCCGTTCTGATACCGGCTCAAGGCTTCGGAAAGCTCCCACGACAGGCGCTCGACATGATCAACCGGCAATTCGTCAAGATTTTCCCTCATTGGGAAGGAAGCAAACCCGTTGAACGAAGGCGGAACTGGCGGCATGACGTGAGCAGACCACTTCGCGTTGTCGCAGTCAGCGAGTGTGTCAGAAAGCTCTTTCATCAGACGACGCGCCTTGACCCACGGATGCTCCTCTGTACCGGGGATAGTGAAGCTGGTGTAGACGCCGTGCTTGTAGGCGGAGATGTGGTCTATCATCAGATCGGGGTTATCACGGATGATTTTCACAGCATCTTCTAGCAGGGCGTTGAGTTGCTTTCGCGGGGACTTCATTTCGTCGGGCATGGCTTCGCCAGCGGCCGGAATCGTGTTCGGCATGATGGTGTCTCCAAATTGTCAGGTGAATGGCTTTGGTCGACAGCATCCCCAAAGAGATGCTGTCCGTATCTGTCGTTAAGCTGCAGTCGGGGTGGTGGCGTCCTTGGCGGCCTGCTCAAGGCACTGGCCGAATGTCCAATCTGGATGCTCATCCCAATACGGCGCCGCGACCTTTTCAGCCGTTTCCATTTCGAAGGCGACTTCACCGATTGCGTGTTCCTTCTTGCGCCGGCTCTCGACGGCTTTGCGGAACTCGAAGCGGGAAAGCGAAAGGGTGAGCTTGATCTTGGTGCCTTCGTCATCGACGGATACAGCACCAGGCAGCAGCAGGAAGTTGAAGCCAAGCTGCTTTTCGTCGCTGGCCTTGAGCGCAACTTTTGCAAGGGCGTTCGCGGCTTCGCGCAAATCCTTCGTGATCGTCGCCATACTTGTGCGCTTGCGGTCGTCACGGCTGATCTTGCCGTAAACCGTCGGCGCCAGCGTGCGGGCGTTGAAACCTTCGCCAGACATGGCAGCCTCAACAGTCTTGTTGATGATATTCGAATATGCGGTCATGCGGATGCTCCTTTGCGCTCCCATGCGCGTGCGAAGTTTTCAAACCATTGTGAAACTGAAAGAAGGGCCAGCACGTCGACGGTATGGTCGAGTGCGCGCGGAACGGATGAGGCCATTACCGCAGGATCTGGAAGGGTCTTCACGAGCTCGGTCGCCCGGATGACCTGCATGATGTTTGCCCGGTCCTGCTGCGTACCGAATGCGCGTTGCAGATCGGCGGCTTGTGCGGCCGTAACCGGCTCGGCGGCTGGCATCGCCTGAACTTCGTCGTAAAGTGCCTTGGCGCTGTTGAGTGCTTCCACAGCCTTCTGAAAGCCGGGATCGTTGGCAAGGTCTTCTTCGGTGATTTCATCGTCGTCCGAGGTCGGGACGAAATCCGTACCAACCAAATCGTCCGGAACATCGGACGAAATACGGACGATGTTAGAAACTACCGGGATATCGGCATTTTCATAACCTGAGTGTTGCACAGGTTTACCGATTGCCGCGATATTCATCGTGGCTGTTGTGCCGTGACGGGTTGTGTAGGTTCGTTCTGACTGGGGAATTTCCCCAGTTACATTTGAGGTACGAGCCGAAGACACAGTCTTATGGTCAACTCCGCACCTCTTTGCAATTTCGCGGTCGCTCCACTTGGACCACTCTGCATCCTGCAAAAGGGTCGATACCGCGCGGCGCTTGTCTTCGTTGGTACGGCGCAGGCCGTGCGAGGCATTGGCCCCGACGCTGAACAGAATGGCATCCCGGCGCGTGCCTTGACGGACATCAGCGATGACACGCTGCGCGCCGGTTTCCTTGAGGGCGTGATAGCGATGAAAGCCATCGGCCAGCCAGTAAGCTTTCCCGTCGTGGAAAAGCACGATCGGCGGGAATACAGCGCCGTTGCGCATGGCGTCGGCATAGTCGGCAACAACGGCCTGATCAACGCTGGCGCGAGACTGCGTGCCGCCGTCGATGCTGATCGACGCAAGAGCGATGTTGTTCGCTGGCAGTTTTTCCGCGGGTGCGTATTCGATAACCATGTTCGCTCCATCGAGTTGATGGAAAGAACATAATGCGAGAAATTTCCCGCGTCAACGGTGGTGGGGGATAAATCCTACATGTCGAGTTGCCTTGTTAATTCGACAACCACGCCTTCGACCTCGATTTGTCCACCGGTCGCCGTCTCATACATGTTCGGCTCACCGGTCGGTTTATCAACAATGATCGGGGCGAAAAACGCTTCTTTTGAGGACGTTACGAGGTGAACCTTACCGTTTTTATTCTGCGCCAGCCGGGCGCTGAGCTCTTCTGCGCCTAAGCCGGGCACACGGTGTGAGATGATGTAAATTTTTCCGTCTTTGAAACTCATTCCCTCACCATCGACATCATGCATCGCAATCAGAATGTCATCCTTAACCACTGATGCCTCCGTCAGGGAGTTGTCGCCCATGATGTAAAGGTAAAGGTCTCTCCCTTGATATCGACGCTTGGCTGAAAGGGGTTTGCGAGTGCGATAGCTGACACGGGGATCGTCTACGAAGGGATCGTGTGAACCGAGATCATCCTTGTAAGCCGCTTGGCGAAAGATGCCGGCTTCCAATGTTCCGCTAGAATCTCCGCGGCGCGCGCCAGCGTCGATGAGGATGTCTGTGGCCTCTTTGTAATGCCTCTCGTCGGTATAGCCCATCAGATAGTTGTCAGAGCACTTAAGGACTCTCGCGATTGAATGGAGCGTCATCATGCCTGGGTTCTTCGCTTTTCCGGACAAAATATCGCGCACTGCCGAGCGACTGAGGCCCGCCTCCAGCGATACTGAAGAGGGGTTCATCCCAAGCGCATCCATGCGCTCTCTTATACGGTCTCTGAGAATTTCGTTCATGTTCTGAATATCCATCACGCTACGCTGAAATCAAGCGAGAGATTTCTCGCATACGGGCTTGTAAGTGAGAGATATTTCCAGCATATTAACGGCGTCATGGAAAAAGAACTCCGTAAAATCCTCCTCGAAACCGCAGCTGCTTTCGCGAAAGCGAGCAACTGTGCCGTTTCCACAGTCGGCCGCCGAGCGAAGAGTGATCCGAATTTCTTCAATCGCCTTGCCGATCCCGAAAACAGCTTCACCGCGCGAACCTTTGATCAGGTTATGCGGTGGTGCGCCGATAACTGGCCTTCCGACAAGCAGATGCCTCTGGCGCTGATGAAGTGGGCTGCTGACACCGGCTATGTGAAACAGGAGGTATTGCCATGACGGCAACACCTTCTGTCACCACCGCCGCCATCTGGCTATCAAACCTCCCCACATGGCCACCGGAACCCGCCCAGGAGCTGGCGACACGGTTTGGCCTTTCCATGCCTCAGGCTCTTGAAGCCGTCGAGGAAGCCAGCAACATGAAGATGCTGCGGAGGGCGTTTGCATGAAAGCTACTTATCGCAAAGCGCGCGACGGCTCTCGGCAGGTTCTGTTCGGCAAAGTCATCATGAAGGAGCAACCCAACCGGAAGCGCGATCCTCGCTTTCAATGGACGTTCTCATTGGAAATGATGCGTCTGCGCGAGATCGAGGCTATTATCCGCCATAGGCACATCCGTGGCATCCCTGATCCAGAGGGCACCGACGACAAGGATCTGTGCCTGGCGTACATCCACGCCGTCGCCACCACTCCCCGATCCCAGTCTGCAGTCGATTGGTGCAAAACATGGGCGCCGTGGATTTCTGACGAGGACATCCTTGAAATCGTACGGGTGTCTCGCGGGCGTAAGTACATGCTTAGCGCGGAATCGGTCGCCAAGATGCTGCACGTCACGATGAAAGAGCGTGATGTGCTCGGCCTGAAGACGATCGGCGCATGTGACGTGTCGGAAGAAGAAAGAAAGTCGATCAGCAAGCGGATCAAGCAGGAACGTGATCGCATCCGACAGCAACAAAATCGACAGGCGAAAGGCACCGTTCCTCGCAATTCCTACGAGGCATCATCTGCTGAAAATCTCAAGCCTTGGATAGCGGCTGGGGTGTCCCGTGCGACGTGGTATCGCCAGCGTGAGACAGGTCCGTCGCGAGTAGAAGTATTCAGGAATGGCGACACACCTGTCTCAACTTCTGGAACACCCCTTTCAAAAGAAAAAAATACGCCGCCGACAGAAACCCCGATCACCATGCATCAAGCTCGCGCAGCGGGGTTGATGGTGGGTCTGGGGGATCATCCCCCAGCGGGGCTCCAAGGGGCAGCGCTCCATGGGAATGGCGACGGTTCCAGAAATGGGAGGGCGGCTTGATGGAAGTCACTCAGACCGCGCAAATCATCCCTTTCCCCGTTGACCATGAAGTCCTGTTCATTCGTGAGACGGCCCGCATTCTCATGATCCGCCAAGGCGTAGCTGCTGAGCGTTTTTGGCAGATGACCTGCCGCCGGCTGTATGCTCGCCTTCAGGTTCAGGGAATGGCGCATGCTGACATTGACCGGGAAGTAGAAAGCTTTTCCGCCGCTGTGTTCGCGCAGATCGACCACATCCAAGCCCTGGAAAATCAACAACGGAATCCGAGAGGTGCCGCATGACGAATTTCATCCACGTCGAATCCGGTCAATGGGTGCTGGCCTTTGACGAGCACTATGGCCCCCACAACCGTAACTTTCGGGAACACCTTGAAACGTTTTCCAGCCGCGGCGGCGGATGGGAAAGCCACCGCAAGGCTGAGATCTTCCATGTACTCCAGGTCAAAGAGGTGATGCCGAAGACGTACACCTTCGAAGATCCAGCCACAGGAGCTCGTTCATATCTGAAGTCCCGACAAAACCGCTCCCTCGTCATCGCGGCCGGCGCCACTCGGGAGGATATGATCGCGCTGCGCGACAAGTTCTTTGCGATCGGCGTCGAGACATCCGGACGTATCGAAAAAGAGATGTATCGGCGGGTTGAGAAGTACGCGGCGCGTGAGGATGAAAAAGCGGTCAAGAAAATCCACAAGCTCCTGCCGCATATCTTCGGGAGGGTAAAATGATCCTGCTCGAAATCATCAAGATCAAGTTGCAGCTGGCTGTCCGTAAATGGAGGGTCGCGCGATGACACAGATCCTCAATGTCACCACCACCGGCGACGGCAAGCATCAGGTCAGCGATGGCAGCGGCCATATGGTCGCGGGCCCTTTCGAAAGCAACGTCGAAGCGTGGGCAGCGCTTGATCGGCTGACAAATGATGACGCTAGGCGACCAGACAAGCGCCGCAGCAACAAGAAAGTGCTGTGGGGGAAGCCTGAGCATAACCGGAAGAGCGCCAAACAGTACAAGAAGGAACGTCTTGCTGCTAAGAAGGCAAGCCAGATCAAAGCCAATGCCGCCAAGGCGACCGGCTGGATCAAGAAAGCGGCAATCGGAAAGTTCGCCCCGAAAGGCGAGAGCGCTTACCGGGATTACAAGCTCGGCACGTTCGGCGCGGCCTCTGGGGTCCGCAAGATCGATCCGGCCCAGTATCTGGCCGAGAAGGCAGCGCGGGGTGAGAATTGAACCGATCACCCAATGGCATCAATGTGCACCGCTTTCTTGAAGGCTACGGCGTCAAGGTGCTGCCGTATCATCTCAAGCGCGACCCGCGACCGGCCAATGTGGTTTACGGAGGACGGGAAGTTGCGCGCCTGATGCGGAAGGACATCGACAGGACCGGATTAACCGTTCGCTGCATCCAGGCGAGCAATCCTGTTTGCTTCGATGATATCTATCTCTGGTCGATCTGGCGGTTTCTATCCGTCCATTTCCCTCAGAACGAGGCAAGGGCAGCGATTGGTGCGTTTTCCGCTATCGATGTTGCCGAGATCAAGAAAGCCGCTCTGCGCCTCTCTGTGGGGGCCGGTGGATCACTCACGAAACAGTCCGTCGCTATAGGTATCGAGTTGGCGCGCGCAATTCTTCAGAAGGAACAAGCCGCATGAGCAAAAACGCATCCATGACCGAAGCGCAGGCCGGAATACTCGAGAGACTGATCGAGGCGTTCGAAACGGATATCGCTCTGCCGGTGCGTGTCGGCCCGCAGGCTTTTGGATCGTCCATGCCAGATTACATTCACACGCCGGCCGAGAACTTCGCCAGAGAGCGCGAAGACATCGCGGAGGGCGGGCGATGGAAGAAAGATATGGTAGCCGCCGAGCGCCGCCGGACTGAGCGACGCGCCAAGTGCTCAAGGGAACGCATCTCGCGGATGGAGGAGGCATTTGACTGGATCAGACGCTTCATCTGGGACGATGAAACCCGCCAGGTCCTCCTTGCATATGCAGAGGTGAAGGCCCGCGGATGGGACTGGAGCCGGTATCTGACCAACCGGAACAGACGAAACCCGCAAAAAAAGGCATGGGTTAAACGAACGGTTCAGCGTTGGATTGTTCGGTCTTTGCAAATAATTGAAGAAGGCGTTCGCCAGAATGGAACGGTCTGGCCTTTGGAGACCGGTTTACAGGTGGCCCACGAAGAGGCAAAACACACGGGCAAATCAATAAGATCGGGTTTGCGTTCGTGGACACCACCCGAAGAAATTCCCGCTGCATAGCGGATGAAGAGCCGGGGTCCACATGTTGCTCAAATTTGTGGTGCACGGAAGATCGGCCGACGGCGTGGAAGCGCGAAGCCTGCCGGATCGAAATCCCGAGGAAATAGCAATACGAAGGAGCACTTATCGACTTAGACGGGGTGCCTCTCCGCAAGATACGATACGATTGAAAGCTGCTTTCCAGGGGCTGCTGATTCCAGTAGCCGACTATCAGCTCGCCCAGCAACTATTGACACTACAGCCCCGAGTGCTGAGGCGGGCTTTAGATCGAGGAGATTCCTCAGTACTTCAGATGACGTTGATAGGGTCCACGATATCACACCCGACTTACCCTTGATGCCTGAAGCTTTCATGTATCGACGGTATTCCTCAATTTCGCTTGTGGCTTTTTCTCGAATATCCGCCTCTCGGAGGGAACCTGAACTTACCTCGCTCGCCCAGGCCCTAAACCGTCCTAAATGGAACCTATACTCCTGGTCCTGCTTCATTTGTCTAATGTCGTCCCAAGACATCTTGTCGGTAGGCAGATCGACATTTTCTAGTGTGATCTTGACAGCATTGCTTTTGCTATCGGCGGCGGCCGCGTAGTCGGCTGGGAGTGGATCCAATGATACCGCTGATGTGCCGCGTACCTCTTCGTAATAGGTAGCGATCGAACGTGCCGCCAAAGCATTGCTAAGAAAACTCAGGTAGCTAATCCGGCTTGCTCTGCTCTCAAGGAGCCGTTCTCTTTCATGCTGCTGCGATGGCGGAACATCATCGCGAGGCCAGCCAGCTCCTGTCAAACCCTTTAGTTCTTCGAAGACATCATTATACAGCCGGCGGGAGTGAAAGAACTTTTCCGCCCCACTAGAGTTGATCTTAAGAAGAACGTCCATGGTTTCTTGCGACATATTTATCTGGGGAAGCTTTTCCGCTAGACCGGAGTCAATAAGAAAGTCAAGTTCGTCCGCCCAGCGGCTGTACTTTGCTTTCGGATAATATTCTCTCCATCCAAAAATCGCCTCCTCGTTACCGCTGACAACGATTTTATCGACTAACGCGGAACCGGTTTTTAATCTGTCGAAACCAGATCCCATATAGTTTCCAGTACTTACTATTCCTAACATGGTCCCTCCACTCTATCGCTTACGCAAAGGTAGGCTGGAACAGACTCTTCATCAATCGTAGAATGGTGGCGCGCGAAGACGCGGTAATCAGCCAAGGCCGTCCTCCCCGCAAGGGTGTAGAGTAATCCGAGTGTTTGGCGCTCGGCATGCGATAACAGGCAGGCCGGTTCAATTCCGGCTCGTTGGCCGAGATCAGGTGAAAGACAGGGTTCGAATCCCTGACGCGCAGAGATGCGTAAGACAGTGGTCCAGTTGGTGTGGACAGGCCCGCGTGTCCCCGGCGTTACGGGGAGGCAATTCGCCCGATGGGCAACGACAACAGAACCCCCGCCGCCTATCCTTGGAAGCGCACCGTTGGTGGGTCATTAATCGGGAAGGTGTCTTGAAGGGCACGACAAGTGGAATTAGCGCTGACGCCGCGCCGTAGGGTTCGAATCCCACGCCTTCCCGTACCATTTCACCAGCCCCGCCCGTAACAAGGTGGGGCTTGGGCTTTCAATCGGAAACTTAACGAGGAATCTCTGTTACGGATCCCAGTGAGGCTTTTCTGCTTCCGCTTGAAGTGCCGGCATAATCTTTTCAACTTCCGTAACGATTGCCTGGAGGTTGAATCTCTCGCCCCAAAATGTCACGTCGGCTGATGATGGGTCAAACATTCTGAACATGTCAACAGGATCCAGACCGCCTATAGCGGTTGCTGGCCCTAAGTTTTTATCTGCGTGGTTATGGTGTCTACTTGTCTCCCACCACCTGTCGATCCGTTCGTCCATGTGTTCAAAGTGATTCCGCATGGTCGCGTCACGAAGAACAGAATCATCAGGCACGCCGATCGAGGCCCTCAGGGCCCTTCGTTCTTCTAGCTTTCGGCCTCTTTGGCCCCAGAGCATTTTTGATATGTTTGCTCCGGCGTTGAGCATGTTTTGCAGATTGTAGAAGACCAAAACGAGATCGTTCTTTCTCAAGCCTTCGTTCACACCTTCGGTCGCAAACAAGAGAAATCGACATTGGTCTAATACTTGACGTTGAAAGACGCGTAGATGAAAGGTTTCCATAAATCTGCCTCAGTAAGAATTAGTTGGGCTAAAGCTGTGACAACCACCACCGAGCAAGAGCGGTCAGCGGAAAGGCTTCGTGCTCAGACTTAACGGTTCGCGCCTGGTCAGTGTGCCGAAGCTGTCATCCCATACTGCGCCGTCCTCTAGCGCTACGCAGATCGATTTGAGGCCATTGATCGGATCGGCAACAAGGGCCTTTGCTCTGGACAGCGCGATTTGCGGCTTATGGTAGCTGGTAATGCTCCCTGTCGATCGCTCTTTGTTTACCCGCACGTCGGCGGTGCCGTCAGAGCGAAGGTGCACAAGTGCGGTGTCGTAGCCGTCGAAGTCGTCAAAGTCGATTAGTTCGTGTTCCATGATTGTATCCTCCTTTGGTTGAGGAGGCATCAGGCCACAGCGGCACAGATTCGCAAAGGGATCGGCGCAGCAATCCACAGACGCCCGGATTCGTAGAAAACCATTATCGCGAAATGCCAACCGCCCAGCGGCGGGAAGGAATTATTTTGCGTGGAGTGTTCGATAATTCTCAGTAGTCCATGCACGTGTCGCAAAGTGGGTTTTCTGGGTCAGTAACCATGTAGGACTTTACCGGAGTGCCGCAGCTTAGGCAGACGGTGTCACATCCATTGCGCTCGGCCCTTCGAATGTCCTCAAGGTGTCCAGCGTCCCGATACTCGATCGCATCGCGTCGACGTTTCATTTCGGCGGCAATCTCATCTTCGGTAAACCCACTCATCTCATCCCCCAAGGTTACCCATGCCAGTACTCAAGAATGCACGGCACGAGACTTTCGCGCAAGGGTTGGTAAGGGGATAACCACCGCCCGCAAGAGCGGCGGCAGTAGCTTAGAAGGCTCTGAAATACTCTATGACCTGAAGGGTGTCGGCTATGCCGCCCACCACCATCACCATAAACGTAAGCCAGAGCATGACACGATTTGTCATGCCGGTTAGCTCCGGTTGATCGAAAGGTGATGGCAGCCGGCGAATCTGCCCACGGTTGACGAGACCGCATGATGTGTCGCCCTAACATCTGGGCTACAAAGATAAATGCGGGCGCAGCCCCTGACAAGGTGGATACTCATTTGCCCAAGCTCAAAACGCTCCGGCCATTAGTTGCCACCATCAAGCCTCTAATAGGCAGAGCGACAGGGGACGAGAAGGCAAGGCTTAGGCAGCGTGACCAAGAGATAGAGTGGCGCTCCTGGTACGGCACAGAGCGGTGGAAGCAATTACGCAAACGTATCTGGGCCAGAGACGCCTACACCTGCCAAGTTACCGGCACGCTTTGCATAGGCCGATACCCTGCAGGCAACAGCCCTGTAGCCGACCACAAGATACCGCACCGTGGCGATCCTGCACTGTTCTGGGATCAGAACAACATCCACACAGTGAGCAAGGAATACCACGACAGCCAGAAGCAACGAGAGGAGCGCGCACAGGCGCGTTGGTAGGGTATGGAAGCCACATGCATTCTCGCTTTCGTAGGAGCGATGATCGGCGCAGGAGCCGGATTGCTGTGGAAGGGGTTTGATCTCGTGTTGGGATACTCGACCATGACGACGGACGTATTTGGTGGCTGCGTCCTCATAGGCGCGGTAGTGACGCCACCTCTCTGCCTCCTAGCTTGCATCATGAGCGAAAGTAACTGACGGGGGGGTAGTCAAAAGTCTGAAAAGGCTGGATTTTCCCCACCCGCGACCCACTCACGCGCACAATTTTTTTACCGAAGCGAGAATTTGGAGCCATGGCAGGTAACAAAAACAGCGGTCGGCTGCCTTTTGCGCCTTCTGATGATGATCGCAACAAAGTCCGAGTTCTTCGGGCAAGCGGCATGTCTCAGGAGGCAATTGCAGAGGCGATCGGCATTTCGGTGAAGACGTTGGTGGTTCATTTTTCTGCTGACATGGAAATCGCAAGCGCAAAGGTGACGGCTGATATCCTGATGGCGCGCTATTCCGAGGCCATGAAGGGCAATGTGACCGCCCAGAACAAGATGCTGGAGCAGGTAGGAGCCGTTAAAGCACAGGAGAAGCGAGCCCCGAAGCCGGAGAAGATGGGAAAGAAGCAAGAGCAGAAGCTGGCCGCCCATAGCGTCGGTGGACGCTTTGCAACTCCGTCTGCGCCGAAGCTGATCGTGAGCAATGATTGATGTGGGACACAAGCTGTCAGGACTGGGAAAGGCGTATCGTCGCCGGGGAATCGCTCATCCCGTTCGATCCTCTGTTCCCGGAGGAAGCAGACGCGGCGCTCGACGTCTTCAAGTCCCTCAAGATTGTGGATGCTCCAGGCAGCCCGACGTTCGGGGAGGCTTGCGAGGAGTGGGTATTCGATTTCGTCAAGGCCATCTTCGGCGCCTATGACCATGAGATCGCGAAACGGAATATCCGCGAGTTCTTCCTACTGATATCGAAGAAGAACTCGAAGTCGACCATCGCCGCCGGCATTATGCTGACGGCGCTGATCCGTAACTGGCGACACTCGGCAGAACTGCTGATCCTGGCGCCGACGATCGAAATCGCGAACAACTCATATGGACCGGCGGCGGACATGGTGCGCGCCGATCCGGACCTGACGGACCTTCTGCACATTCAGGATAACTTCCGCACGATCACCCACCGGGTGACCGGAGCGAAGCTGAAGGTGGTGGCGGCCGACACTGATACGGTTGGCGGCAAGAAGGCAGCTTTCGTCCTCGTGGACGAGCTCTGGATCTTCGGCAAGCGCAACAACGCGGATGCCATGCTCAGGGAGGCCACAGGCGGCCTTGTGTCGCGTCCAGAGGGATTTGTGATCTATCTGTCGACGCAGAGCGATGCGCCGCCAGCGGGCGTCTTTAAGGCAAAGCTCGATTACTTCCGAGATGTGCGCGACGGGAAGATTGCCGATCGCAAGAGCCTCGGGGTGATCTATGAGTTTCCGAAGGCGATGATCGACGCGGAATCGTACCTCGATCCGAAGAACTTCTACATCACAAACCCGAACCTTGGCCGCTCGGTTAGCGCCGAGTGGATCGAGGAGGAACTGGTCAAGGAAGTTGCCAAGGACAGCGAGACGCGCAACACGTTCTTGGCCAAACACCTGAACATCGAGATCGGAATGAACCTCCGGTCTAACCGCTGGGCTGGTGCCGACTTCTGGGCGGCCAAGGCTGATGACACGATCGATCTGGAAAGCGTTCTGGAGCGATCGGAGGTTGTTGTGGTCGGTATCGACGGCGGCGGCCTCGATGACCTTTTCGGACTGACGGTGCTGGGACGTGAACGAGGGTCCCGTGATTGGCTGTCCTGGTCGCATGCGTGGTGCCACAAGGGCGTCTTGGAACGGCGCAAGTCGATCGCCTCGAAGCTCAACGACTTCAAGCGCGACGGACTGCTGACAATCGTTGATGATGAGCTGAAGGATATCTCCGAAATCGTGGAGATCATCGCTGACATCAAGGCCCGCGGGCTGCTGGCCTCGGTCGCCGTGGACCCGGCTGGCCTCGGTGAGATGATCGAAGCGCTCGCCGAGATCGAGGTGACGCAAGAGGCTGGCAATCTCATCGGCGCACCCCAAGGCTATGCGATGATGAATGCGATCAAGACAGCCGAGCGCAAGCTTGCGAACGGCACCTTGAAGCATGCTCCGTCCGCCCTGATGGACTGGTGTGTTTCGAACCTTAAGATCGAGCCAACGGCGACCGCCATTCGGGCGACGAAACAGAATGCGGGGGATGCAAAGATTGACCCTGTCATGGCGCTTTTTGACGCTGTCACAGTCATGAGCAGAAACCCAGAAGCACCGGGGGCAGGAATGGACGATTACTTCAAGAGCCTGGCAGGTGCAGCGTGAACGCAATCCAGAAGATCAAGAGCGCTATTGTTCGGAGCCTGACCGTTCGGGAGCCGGACGGCTGGTATCCTGACGCGATGCGCGGCGATGCGGGCGAACTGGTGACGGACAGCACTGCGCTGTCTCTGTCGGCAGTTTGGGCCTGCGTCAACTTGCTTGCTGGCACGATCGCCAGCCTCCCGTTGATGGTCTATCGCACCGACTCGCAGGGAAAGCGCACGGTCGCGCGTGACCATCGCCTCTATCGTGTGCTTCACGACAGCCCCAACTATGACCAGACCGCGGTCGACTTCTGGGAATTCGTCAGCGCCTCGCTCGAACTGTGGGGCAACGCATATGCACGCATCGAGCGCAGCGGCGGTCAAGTCTCCGGCCTTCATCCCGTAGCGCCGAACCTTGTTTCTGTTCGCAGGTTGAACAATGGGTCGATCGAATACCGCTGGACCGAGGATGGCAAGTCCTACGTCGAGACAGACGGCGCCATGATGCATATCCGCGGCTTCGGCGGAAACCCGCTCGGCGGCATGTCGACGCTGCATTTCGGTAGGAACACCTTCAGCCTGGCGCGGGCGGTTGATCGCTCGGCTGGCAGCACTTTCAAAAACGGTCTGCGCCCGTCGGGCGTGCTGACTTTCGCAGCATGGCTGTCGCCAGAGCAGCGAGAGATCGCAAAAACCAATCTGGTCGAGAACTATCTTGGCGCGATGAACTCCGGTCGACCTCTCATACTGGAAGGCGACACGAAGTGGCAGCAACTGACGATAACGCCCGAAGACGCTCAGATGCTGGAATCGCGCAGTTTCTCGGTAGAGGAAATCTGCCGGTTCTTCGGCGTTCCTCCTCACATGGTTGGCCGGACTGAGAAGTCCACCAGCTGGGGAACGGGCCTTGAGCAGCAAACCCTGGCGTTCCAGAAGTTCACCCTTCGCCGCCGGCTGAAGCGCATCGAGCAGGCTCTTGAGAAGCAATTGCTCAAGCCGGAAGACCGAGCAAGCGGCATTACGATCGAGTTCAACCTTGAAGGCCTCCTGCGCGGCGATAGCGCGGCGAGGGCGAGCTTTTATCAGTCCGGCCTCACCAATGGGTGGATGACGATCAACGAAGTGAGAGCGCTCGAAAACATGCCTGCCGTCGATGGCGGCGATGTCCCGCGTATGCAGATGCAGAACGTTCCGATCACGCAGGCCGGAACGCAGACCCAACTGCCCCCTCCCAACGAGGAATGAACGACATGAAAACGAAGGATTTCGCACTGCAGGTCAAAGACCTGTCGGAAGACGGCACCTTTGAAGGCTACGGTTCCATCTTTGGGAACATCGACAGCTACGGCGAAAAGGTGATGCCCGGCGCTTTCGTGGAGAGCCTGGCCAAGCACAAGCGCGAAGGCTCCAACGTCCTGATGCTCTGGAACCATGATGCTCACCAGCCAATCGGCGTCTGGGAGGATCTGGCCGAGGATGCAAAGGGGCTCTGGGGCAAGGGCCGGTTCCTGCTTGACATCCAGCGGGCGCGCGAGGTCCACACGCTCGCCAAGAACAAAGCAATCGGCGGCCTGTCCATCGGCTACCGCGAGGAAGATACCGACCAAGACGGCGCCGTTCGGCTCCTGAAAAAGCTCAATCTGTACGAAATCTCTCCGGTGACATTCCCGGCCAACCGCCGCGCCCGGATCGAGAGCGTCAAATCAGAACGCATGGATGAGTTCGCCCGCCGACTGCGCGACGGCGATCCCATGCCAATCAAGGATTTCGAGGACATCCTGCGCGAGGCAGGGGTTCCGAAAAGCATGGCTGTAGCGATCGCCTCGCATGGCTATGCCAAGGCCATTCGGAGTGATTCCGAGGGCGATAAGGCGAATGACACGGCTGCGTTCCTGAAAGCTCTGCGAGCCAGCTAATCCCCAACATCGCTCTTAGGAGATAACCATGAGCAACGAAAACAAGTCGGTGGCCGATCTCGCCGCCGAGATCAAGGCCGAGCAGCGCCAGGCGGTTGACGCTGTCAAGGCGATTGCCGAGGAAGCCCTTGGCAAGGCGAAGTCCGGCGAAGAACTGACGGCTTCCCTGAAGGAGAAGGCCGACGAAGCCCTTCTGAAGATGAACGGCCTGACCGAGCAGATGGCCGAGCTCGAGCAGAAGATGGCCCGCGGCGGCAAGGGTGGTGACGATCCCGCAAAAACTCTCGGCGAGCAGTTCGTTGAATCGGAAGGCTTCAAGTCCTTCCAGGACAGCAAGTTCTCCAAGAGCGCGCGCGGCGCCGATCTGAAGGTGAAGGCAACGCTGACGTCGGCAACGACTGATGCTGCCGGCTCCGTTGGTGACGCAATCGCCAATACTCGCCTGCCTGGCATCCTTCCGCTGCCCCAGCGCCGTCTCACCGTTCGCGACCTGCTTTCTCAGGGCCGGATGGACGGCAACACGCTGGAATATGTGAAGGAAACCGGCTTCACCAACAACGCGGCTGGTGTCGCCGAAGGCGCTCTGAAACCTTCGTCCGATCTCAAGCTCGATCTGGTGACGACGTCGGCCAAGGTGATCGCCCACTGGATGAAGGCATCCAAGCAGGTTCTGGACGATATTTCGCAGCTTCGCTCGATGATCGACCAGCGCCTCCTCTACGGCCTCGCCTATGTGGAAGAAAACCAGCTTCTCAACGGCGATGGCACCGGCCAGAACCTGAACGGTATCATCCCGCAGGCAACCGCCTACTCGGCGCCGATCACTCTGGCTTCTCCGACCAGCATCGACATGATCCGTCTGATGATGCTCCAGGCGGCGCTGGCCGAGTATCCGTCCACCGGTATCGTGATGCACCCGAGCGATTGGGCGTGGATCGAGACGCTGAAGGACACCACCGGACGCTACATCATCGGCAATCCGCAGGGCACCATCAGCCCGACGCTGTGGGACCTGCCGGTCGTGGCAACCCAGGCGATGACGGTCGACAAGGTTCTCGTCGGTGCGTTCAAGCTCGGCGCCCAGGTCTTCGACCGCTGGGATGCCCGGATCGAGGCGGCCTACGTCGATGACGACTTCATCCGCAACCTGATCACCATCCTTGCGGAAGAGCGTCTTGCTCTGGCTGTCTACCGTCCTGAAGCCTTCATCTACGGCGATTTCGGTCGCGTGACCTGATCGGCTTCGGCTCATCAAGGAGGGCAGCTTCGGTTGCCCTCTCTATTAACCGAAGGAGAAACGTCATGAAAACCTATGAAGTCCTTCGCCAGCACTTCGGCGACAAGATGTACATGCCGGGGGACACCCGCGAAGCCGCGCAGGGCGAAGTCCAGCACCTGATCAATAACGGCGTGCTGCGCGAGACGAAAGCTAAGGCTGATCCCGCGCCGTCGAACAAGGCCGAGAAGGCCGCCCCGAAAAACAAGAGCGCTTGATCCATGCACCGTCCCGTCCGCGTTACCGCGCCAGAAGCGCTGCCAATCTCTCTCGAAGAGGTGAAGAAGGCCCTGCGCGTCGACAGCGCGGATGATGACGAGATGCTGACAAGCCTCATCCAGTCCGCGGTCGACCACTACGAAGGCTGGACTGGCGTGCTGGGCATCTGCCTTGTCGAGCAAACCTGGCGCCAGGCATTTGATAGGTTCGAGCAGTGCCTGCGACTTCCGCTCGGCCCGGTGATCGCAGTGGACGGCGTCAAGACACGCGACAGCGCCGGGACCGAGACGCAGATTCCGTCGACCGACTATGCCGTCGAAACGGATGCCGCCGGTCGATCATATGTCCGGTTCGTGGATGGCTTCACCATGCCGGGCGATACTGCGCTTCGTTCCGCAATCTCGGTCGAGTACCGCGCTGGCTGGCCTATCTTAGACGACAAGCCAACCGTGCCGGCCGACATTCTCACCGCCATCATCGCCCGCGTCCAGATCGGATATGAGCAGACTGCGACCGATGCCGGCCAGACAATCGCCAACATGGAACGCGCCCTGATTGCCAAGTGGCGCCGACCGTTGCTGTAGGAGGCCCAGATGGCCCGTGTACGCTTTAAGCACGATTATGACTACAAACCCACGCCCCAGAGCACAATCGGCTACAAGGCGGGCTGGGAGGGCACTGTAAGGCGCGAGTGCGCGGAAGAAGCCGTCGCCGCCGGTAAGGCAGAATGGGCCGGTAAGGACGCGGAGGCAAAGCAGGATGGCGAAGCCGAGATCAGCCGGTGATCTGTTCCACCGTGTCGCATTCGACAAGCGCGAAGAAATAGACCGGGGAGATGGCGTCTTTGTTGGTCAGTGGGTCGAGCAGTTTCAGGTCAGGGCAGGCTTTGCGCATTTGCGCGGCGGCGAAAGCGTCATGGCTGACCGCCTTCAAGGGCAGCACACACAAGTCATATTCGTTCGTTCGTCTTCGCAGACACGGACAGTGGATACGGACTGGCGGGTGAGGGACGCTCGAACCGGAACCGAGTTCAATATCCGCGACGTGACGCCGACCAACGACCGGCAGTGGCTTGATTTCCTCTGCCAGAGTGGCGTGGCAAGCGGATGACGAAAATTCAAGGCCTCGATCGGCTTAAAAGGAAGCTGGCGAAGTTGCCCGCGGTTGCCAAGCAGATGATCCGGCAGGCGATGGAAGCCAAGGCGAACGAAATCGTCGCCATGATGAAAAACCTTGTCCCGGTCGATGACGGTACGCTGCGCGACAGCATCGGCTGGACTTGGGGCAAGGCTCCGAAGGGCTCGCTCACTCTTGCTTCAGTCCAGGCAACAGGCGACAGCGATATGACGCTTACGATCTACGCTGGCAACAAAGAGGCTTTCTATGCCCGGTGGGTGGAGTTCGGCACGGCGCGGCACGAGAATGGCGGCCTGTTCGCTGGCTCAAGTCATCCCGGCACCACTGCGCAACCGTTTTTCTTCGTCTCATGGCGGGTCAACAAAAAGCGCACAGTTCGCGCGGTTCGCAAGGCGGCGCGAGACTCAGCAAAAAGGGTGGCGGCAGGATCATGACAAAAGACGCTGCGCATGAATTGCAGGTGGCGATTTACGACGTGCTAAAGGCAAATGCGGATATCGCTGCGCTGGTTAGCGGTCGCATCTATGATCGGGTGCCCACGACTGACGGGAAGATTACCGCCACGTTCCCTTACATCTCGTTTGGGCCGGTGCAGGACTTGCCGGAGGGCGCTGACTGCATTGAGGCATCTGAGCTCGTCATCCAGTTGGACGCATGGTCCCGCGACCCCGGCTTTATGGAAGGCCGCAAGATAGCCAAGGCCATCAAGAAGGCGCTGGATGAGCAGAGCTTACCCTTGGCCGACAACGCCCTTGTTTATTTCGAGTTTGACGGACGCCGCGATTTGCGCGCGCCAGATGGCTTGACAACCCAGATCGTCAGCACGTTCCGCGCTGGCGTCGAGCATCACTGAAAACGCCAACACAGGAGGCCGCAATGGCTCAGGCAACCACCATCAAGGGGGGCAAGATTCGCGTGCTCCTCGGCAACGACGCTGATCCTATCGGGTACGCTGCACCTTGCGGCTTCACGCAGCGTTCTATCACGCTGAACAAGGGCCTCGAAGAAGTCAACATTCCTGACTGCAACGATCCGGACAAGGTCGATTGGGTCGGTCGTGATGCCACATCGCTTTCCATGGCGATCTCCGGCGAAGGCGTGCTTGCGTCTGAAAGCGTCGACACCTGGCTCGAAGGCTTCGAGAGCATCGAGAGTATTCCGGTCAAGGTCGAATGGGAGTTTCCCGCAAAGACGATCACCTGGACCGGCCGCATGCACATTGAAAGCATGGAGGTCGGCGCCAACAACGGTCAGCGAGCAACTAACAACGTCTCGCTCCAGAGCGACGGCGAAATGGTTCGCGTCACCACGCCGGTCACGCCGTAATGCGGGATGCGACTGTTACATTCGATTGGGCAGACGGGACGCATTCGTTCCGTCTTGCCTGGGGGCAAGTGGCAGAGCTTCAAGAGAAGTGCGATGCCGGCCCATATGTCGTGCTACAGCGGCTTCACAGTGGCGCGTGGCGCATCGAGGATATCAGCAACATCATCAGGCTCGGTCTGATCGGTGGCGGCATGGAGCCATCGCCAGCCCTCAAGCTGACGCGCGCCTATGTCGAGGCACGTCCACCCATGGAAAGCCTCATCCCGGCCCAGGTCATTCTCTCAGCCGCTCTCATGGGCGCCCCGGAGGAGGCTGTGGGGGAGGAAGACGCAGCAAATCGAACCGAAAGCTTGACGAACTCCCAAACGGAAAGCTGAGATTTGCTGCGATCTACGGGACCGGCGCTGTGATGGGTTTCACGCCTCAGCAGGTAAACGACATGACGGTGTGGCAGTTCATGGCGGCTGTCGACGGTTACGTCGAAGCCAACTCACCGGATGACGGCGGGCTGACGGCGAAGGAAGTCGATGAGCTTTGGGGGTGGATATCCGGTTAATGGCAGTGCCACTCTATTTGTATTCAACGTCCCGAATACGGCAGTCAGCTTTTTTAACCGGCAGACCTTGAGGTCCATAGTTTTTTGCGTAAGCGAAGTCGCCGGGAGCGATATTTTCCGCATTAACCGACAGTGTGGTCAGCGCCTTACCGTTTTCTCCTAATAGGCCGCATTCTGCGGCAATGAAGGTGATCGTTTTATCGGAATTGTTGTGGAACTTCAGTACAAGCTCAGCGGCTCCCGTTTGAGTGCGGCTGAACGACTCGTACTCAAATTCAGCTGTATCTGCTGCAGCGACACGCGCAAAAGCAACCAGTATTATTGCTGTATTGAACACTAATTTCATAAGCTTCTCGCCTCCCGCCGCGTTTGAGCGCGCATTATCAGGGAAACTAGATAAATGGCAACAGACCTAGAGCGTCTCGTCGTTCAGCTTTCGGCTGACGTAAAGGGATACCAGAACGCGCTTAACCGGGCGCAGGGGATCACCAATCGGCAAGCGCGCGCGATTGAGAGCCGGTTCGCATCAATGAACAAAAGGCTGACCGCCAGCTATTCTGGCGTTGCTGCTGGTGCTGCGAAAGCCTTTGCTCTTATCGGGGGCGCGCAGGGTTTTCGGCAGTTGTCCGATAGCGCAACGCGCATTGACAATTCGCTCAAGGTTGCCGGTCTTTCTGGTGAGGAACTGGAAGGCGTTTACCAGAAGCTTTTTGCGGCAGCCCAGAAGAATGCAGCTCCGCTTGAGACTTTGGTGCAGCTTTATGGCCGCGTCTCGCTGGTACAGGGTGAGCTTGGCGTTTCGTCTGAGCAGATCGTCAGCCTCTCTAACAATGTCGCCCTTGCATTGCGCGCATCTGGCCAGTCCAGCCAAGAGGCATCTGGTGCCTTGCTGCAGCTCTCTCAGGCATTGGGGTCCGGTGTTGTTCGCGCCGAGGAATTCAATTCAATTCTCGAAGGCGCGCCAACGATTCTTCAAGCTGCTGCCGCTGGCATAAAACAGGCCGAGGGATCGGTGTCGAAACTTCGCCAGATCATGCTGGATGGAAATCTGTCATCTAAGGCATTCTTTGACGGCATTAATGCGGGTGCGCCCGTGCTTGAGCAAAAGGTTGCCGGTGCGGTGCTGACGCTCGATCAGCGACTAGAGAACCTTCGAACCGCACTCACTAACGCCACGCGCGACTTCAATAGGTCTTCGAACGCTGCGAACACGTTTGGCTCCGCCATAGACAATATGGCCAGCTTCATCAACAGTGTCGACATGGACGGTCTTGCGTCTGACATTGGCGCCATCATCAAGCTTCTTAATGAGGGTGCGACTGCCGCTCAGAACATGGCCGCATGGATCGGCCGGATTAGCGGCCTGCAAAATGTTGGCGCTGGCGTAGTGGACGCGCTCGGCGGCAAGGACGGAAAGGTTTCGTATCTCGGCGGCGCGCTAACGATAGAGTCTACCGTCAAGTCTGCCGATAAGCTGAACCACATTACAGCCAAGCGCCTTGACCTTGAGAAACAGATAGCGGAAATCAAGGCCAACCCCATGAATGTTCTTGGGCAGGCAGAGGTTCGTCAACTGGAAGGTCAGATAAAGGGGCTACAAGAGGAAGCCGCAAAGCTTGCTCCAACCGCTGTCCAGACGGCCCTCGAAAAGACAAAAATCGAATACCCTTCAACTGCGCCAACAATTGGGTCTGGCGGTTCTGGTAAGAAATTCACGCCGATCGACATCACCGATCCTCAATATCAGGTGACATCCAGCGGAGGCGGCGGGAAGGGCGGGAGATCTGGCCGTAACCGTGCTGATGAATACGTCCGCGAAGTCGAGCAGATAACGAAGCGCACGGCGGCTCTGAAGGCTGAGACGGAAGCGCAGGCTGGGCTCAACCCGCTGATCAATGACTACGGCTACGCGGTTGAATACGCTCGAGCAAAACAAGACCTTCTCACCGCCGCCCAGGAGGCAGGCGTCAAGATCACGCCGGAGCTGACAAAGTCGATCGAGGGGCTGGCTACTGGCTATGCGAATGCTGTTGTCGCTTCGGAAAAGCTGGCCGAAAAGCAAGATGAGATTCGTCAGCGCGCCGAGGGAGCCATGGCTACTGCCAAGGATGTTACGCGAGGCATGATTGACGGCTTCATAGAAGGCGCCAGCGCGGCCGACATCTTGGCCGACAGCCTCAAAAAGATCGCTAACGCCCTTCTCGATGATGTGCTCAATAGCATCTTCAAGGTCAACAACGCTGCCGGCGGCGGCGGTGGTTTCCTGAGCGGCCTTTTTAGCCTGTTTGGCGGCGGCGGTAGGGGCGGCTTCCCTTCGGCACCTGGCGGCCTGTATTCAGACGGTGGCTACACCGGCGACGGCGGCAAGTACCAGCCTGCTGGCGTCGTGCACAAAGGCGAATACGTCTTCGATCAGGCGGCAGTTAAGGCTGCTGGCGGTCCTGCAGCCATGGAGGCTATGCGCCGCAATCTCAAAGGCTACGCCAACGGCGGCCCGGTCGGGATTTCGGTTCCGAGTGTGCCGAGCTTGCGATCCATGTCCGCACAGTCTGCCGGTGTGGTCGTCAACTTCAATCCAGTCGTTGACAACCGCGGGGCATCTGTTGAGGCCGTCGCGAGACAGGAAAAGGTGCTGGCCAAGATGCAGGGCGAACTGCAGAGCCGCGTTGAGGCCGCCGTTCGGTCGGCTCAGAAACGAAACGTGAAGTTGGGGTGAGGCGGCAGTGGTGTCGCCTCGACTTTCTCAGGAGATAATGATGAGCAATTTTGCTGTTTTTAGTGCCGGCTTCACCACCGCAGTGATCAGTGTTGACGCTACTGGCGCCATCCTATTTTTCGAGAAGTCGATGGCGGATCGCATCAAGGCTCGCCTCCAAAGTTTGAAAGCCGAACCGGACAGCGCCCGCATCAACTTCTATCGCGATTTGCTCTGCGGACGTGCCTTTGGCAGCAGTGATCATGGCGCTTCGTAGCTCTTCGAACCATTCAAGATTGTCTGTGCCTTTTGCTTCTGCCAAGGCGTTCAGGGCGAGCTCAAGAGCCTCAGAGTAGGCTGCGATCGCCGCGCCTAGATAGGCTTCAGCATTCTCTCGGTCGTATTTTATCTCAACTTCCATGCGGCGCTACTCCTTTGGCTTGGCACTCGAAAGGGAGCATGGATGCAATCGGGAGTCGAGTCCCCGCAAGAGGCTGGAACACCAATGACAATCACGTACCCGCTCCCAGCTTCGTTTTTCGAGGAGTTCCCAGGCTGGTCGACTGAGTTCAATCTGCTTTGGCGGCAGGAACAGTCGCGCACCGCTGGCGGCCGAACGGTCGTCAAGGACTTGGGCTCGCCGCTCTGGCAGATGACGGCGCAATCGCGCTCGATGAAGCCGAACGAACTGGAATATTGGCGTGCGCGCCTCACAAGCTTGGAAAACGGGCTCAAGACATTCCGCGCATTCCCGAAATCCCGTTGTTTCCCGGTGGCATATCCAAACGGCAGTTGGCCGACCGGCGGAGCATTCGCCGGGGTGGGGCAGGTGGCCACGATTGCGAGTAACCGCAAGGCAATCTCGCTGTCGGGCCTTCCCAATGGCTACAAAGTCACCGTGGGCGATTACGTCCAGATCGGCGACAAAGACCTTCACATGGTTATGGAGCCCATGACGGCCAGTGGCAGCGGCGTGACAACGCAGTTTGAGGTTCGTCCGCATCTGTGGCCGGGCGTTACGGCGCCGGTGGCTGCTACGCTGATCAAGCCTTCCTGCATCATGGCGATCGTGCCTGGTTCGATCTCGACAACCGCCGACATGGCAACGGGCCGTGGCACAGTCACGTTTCAGGCGACTGAAGCGAGATGATTCAGTTGGCGACGCAGAGGGCTTAGCGATGAAAGAGACCATGATTGACCGGGTAGCAAAGGTCATTAAGGCGGAGACAGACAGGTTCGATATGCCGGTAAATTTCTATATCGAACCCGAAGCTGGCAAGCGCTTCGAGCGGGATAATCCCGGCAAGGATAGCATCTTTGATTCCGGTTATGACGAACTGGAAAGCTATCGGATAATCGCCCGTGCCGCAATCGAGGCGATGCTAAAGCCAACCGAAGTGATGGAAAAAGCGGCGTTCACCAATATGGAAAAGAACGGATATGCGGTGGGGAACCCCGCTTCTGACTATTCCGCGATGATCGACGCCGCGCTTAGGGAATAAACCTACCACCTCCCCACGGTAAATCAATGAGATACATATCAGCAGAAAACCTTGCTGCGCTTGAGGCGCGGCAACTGGTGGCGCGCGACTTCCTCTGGTTCGTCGTGCGCGATCGCGCGACTGGCGCGCCGGTCACCGATGGCATGTGGTCGGACGTGGGCAACGTCACGGCTGCCATTGTTCATCCAGACACAGGCTTGCCGGTAACTCGCGACTGGTATGGCTCCGGCACGCTAGTCCAGATCGATGACATTCCGCTCGTCGCCAACCTGTCGGTGCAGAATGTCAACATCCGCCTGTCCCAGGTCAGCGAACACGTGCAAACGCTGGTGCGGCAGTATGATTGCCGTCAGGCTCGCGTCGAGATTTACCGAGGCTTGTTCGATCCGGATAGCCGCCAGATGGTCGCGCCGGCCGAATGCCGCTTCGTTGGCTTCGTGGATACCATCACGATCAACACGCCTTCCGAGAATGAGGAAGGCAGCGTGACGATGGTGTGCGCGAGCCACACGCAGGAAATGACGCGGTCGAACCCGTCGACGCGCAGTCACGCGACGCAGGTGCTGCGACAGGCCGGGGATGCATTTTACACCGATGCTGACACCTCGTCGGAGTGGGAGTTCTTCTGGGGCTCTGAGAAGGGCAAAGTCGCGACCGAGCCGAAGAAGCGGAAAAAGTTTTTAGGTTTGTTCTGATGGACGTTCGCTTCGCTACCGCCGAGGATCGCGACCGCGTCGTTGCGCTCCTGCGCGAAAGCCATGAGGCCGCCGGCTTCACCTTTCCATTCCAGGGGGCGTATGCCGATCGGCTGTTTCAACATCATCTGGTGGCGGACAAGGCTTGCGTCCTCGTTGTCGGCAATCCGGCGCAGGGCGTCCTTATGGCTTGTGCTTTTGAGCACCCTTTCGGGGCGGGTTGCATTGCCAAGGAAACAGTCTGGTACGTGACGCCAGCGGCACGCGGTCGGGGCGCGATCAAGATGCTTGATAGCTATGAGGCGTGGGCGCGCTCAGTCGGTTGCGTCTCCGCTGGCATGGCATCGCTGTCGACCAATGACGTCTCAAGTCTTTACGAGCGGCGCGGCTACAGCGCTGTCGAAACACACTTCATGAAGCCGCTCTAGCGGCGCAGGTACTCCGGGGAAATCGATGGCAATATTTTCGCTGATCAGCAGCGTGGTCACGGCTGTCTCTGGCTTTATCGGAACTCTCGGTGCGTTCGGGTCTTTCGTTCTCAGGGCTGCCGTTGGCGTCGGCCTAAGCCTCCTGGCGCAATCGCTCGCTGGCAAGCCAAAAGATCCGACGTTCTCCATCAACGGCACGCTACAGGGCGGCGGCGATGTTCCGCGCTCCTTCATTTTTGGCCGCACCGCGACCGCTGGCTCGCTTGTGTTCGTCAACACCTGGGGCAATGACGGCGACACGCCGAACGCCTACCTGACGCAGGTCATCGCGCTGTCGGATTTGCCTGTGCGTGGCCTTGCTGAAGTCTGGGTGAATGGTGAGCGCGTGACGCTCGGCGGGCTGACGGATCGTGGTTACGCGGTCAACGAATATGCGGACAGCCTCTGGATCAAGTTCTACGACGGCACGCAGACGACGGCCGACAGCTTCCTGTTCACGTCTGTGTCGAATGGCAACAGGTGGTGGAACCCGGATCGCATCGGGCGCGGCGTTGCTTATGCCATTGTCACGGCTCGTGTCTCGAAGAACATGTTTTCGGGCGTGCCGTCCTTCAAGTTTGTCCTTGAGGGGTTGCGCCTCTACGATATCTCCCGCGACAGCACGCAAGGCGGCGTTGGTCCGCAGCGCTTTGCCGATCCGTCGACGTGGGGCGGCGACGGTGACTTCCTGCCGGCAGTCCAGATCTACAATCTGCTGCGCGGCATCACCTATAACGGACAATGGTTCTATGGTCTGCAGAACATGGCCGCCGATCGCCTGCCGGCCGCAGCGTGGATTGCGCAAATCGAGAAACATCGCGCCGGTATTCAGGAATCAACCGGTTGGGTGAACACATACCGCAGCGGAGGCGAGATACAGGTCGATGCACCGCTGACATCCGCCGTCGAGGCATTGCTGACGGCGTGCCAAGGCCGGATTTCGGAAGTCGGCGGCGTCTACTATCTTCATTCAGGTGCACCGGGTGCGCCTGTCATCAACTTCACCGACGATGATATCCTGTCGACGGAGGAGCAGGAATTTACCCCGTTCCTCGGGCTGGCCGATACCATCAACGGCATTTCTGCCAACTACCCTTCGCCAGCCGATGGTTGGGTCGCGAAGACAGCACCACCGCTTTACCGTCCGGACTTTGAGGCAAGCGACGGCAACCGCCGCCTGATGGCCGACGTCGACCTGAACTTTGTTCCTTACCCGGAGCAGGTTCAGCGGTTGATAAAATCGGCGCTTGAGGAGGCTCGCCGCTTCCGCCGGCACACGATTGTATTGCCGCCGAAGTTCTGGGCCTACGCAACGCCGGGAACTGTGTTTTCGTGGACATCGAACCGTAACGGCTATGATGCAAAGCTGATGCGGATCGACGGCGTTGCCGATCGCGCCAACCTTGATGTGATGATCGACATCACTGAGGTAGATCCTGCCGACTATGACTGGAGCAGTGATAGCGAGTTCAAGCCGCCGGTTGACGGACAGCTAGGCGTCATTCGTCCGACGCCGCAGCCCATCATCGAATGGTATGCCGAACCGGCGACGGTGAAAGACAGCACCGGCCAGGACCGCCGGCCGGCAATCCGCATCACGTGGGATAACAGCGACGGCCGCCTGGATGATGTCATTGGCATCGAATACGAGGTGCGACTGCAGGCAACACTTGAGCGCGTCACGGAAGGCCGGACAGATCAGCCGCAGGTCGGCTCGATGCTCATCTCGCAAAGCCTGTTGCCGAATGAGAGCTATGTAGTCCGCGGGCGTTACATCCCTGGCGGTGACAGGCCGGTGCTTTGGTCTGGCTTCATTCCGGTCATCACGCCGAACGTGCTGCTGTCGGATGCTGACGTCTATGTCGACATCGACCTGACCGGTGTCGAGGACATGCTGGGCTGGCTGCGTGACAGCACCAGAACGGCGCAGGATGCCATTGACGGGCTGATCGCTTCTCAGATGGAGCTGGCAGCGGTTGCCTACAAAGACACCCGCAATCTTGCGAGAGAACTGTCTGTCGAGCTCGGCGCAGCGCGCGCTGAGTATCGTGAGGACATCCAGCTTGCCGTCAACCAGACCATGGCCGTCGCCGGCAAGGTCGAAACGCTGACGGCGGCACTGGGTGGCAACTCGGCGTCGATCAACATCGCCTGGGCGGCTGTAGCTGCTCCGTCGGGATACGCGGCGCGTTATGGGATTATTGCTGCGGTCAATGACGAGCAGTACCGCTCTGCATCGTTCCTCATGGACGTGCCTGCAAATCCGGCGCTGCCGACGCGTGTCCTGATCAGGGCCGGACAGTTCCTGGTGTTCAGTGACGACATGGCGAGTTCGAAACAGCCGCTCGTGTTCCAGAACGGCGAGCTGACATTGAACGTCGCCAACATTGGAACCGTCAACAGCGGCATCATCAATAGCCTTAACGGCAAGATGACGATCAACCTCAACAACGGCACAATGGTGATACGTTCGTGACGCAGACACTGATTGGCATCGATAGTACGGGTACAGGGTGCCTGAAGATAACCAAGGGCAACCTGGACCCGATTACCACGCCTGACTCAGATGCCGGCGCTTTCCTCTATAACTCGAAGTTCTCCGTTAATCCCACGATCAACAGCTATACGCGTGAGCCCTTTCGCGGCGGCGAGTATAACTATCCTCTTGGCTCTTCGCCGCAGACGGCGACGTTTCGGTCATGGCAGAGAAACACGTCGTTCGCGGTGAATGACGTCTTTTACACGCGGTTCAATTTCCCGTCTCTGAACTACGACTTCCCGCTGTTCTCGGTGCTTCAGCGAAGCGTAGCAGACGGATATTATGACTTTGGCGGCGTCATCACCACGACGAACGGTTATCAGAACACAGGCATTCGAACGGCCACCAAGCCACACCGTGTGAATGGAGTCTTCGGCTGGAAGCAGAACGCGCAACTGAACTCGATTTATCAGGCCGATCTCACCTATTCGAATGTCCTCGACTTCGTGAATACATACGATGCCTCGGAAGGCTCGTCGTCGATCTACAGCTACCTGACGAATGATCTGCTCATCTGGAACCTGCCGGGAGACGGAGCCGGGATTATCGATGCGCCGGCGCTGTCGCCCGTCCCAGGCATGAAAGCTATTTCGCTGACGTCGGCAGGCCTCAGGGTCGCCAAGCCTGGCTATGATGTTGACACCGCAGTCGGCACGCAACTGGCATTCGATAGCAGCCGGTCAACTTCGAAGATTGTCGCTGCCGGCGATATCGATATCCCGTCTGGGTTTTCGACCTATACGCTTCCGACATTCGTGCCAGACACGACCATCTGCGAGATCAACTTCTATCAGGGTAGTCAGGTCTTTTACCCGACCAACCCCAGAGAAACGCCGATCGGCGCGAGGTGGAAGGTTCAGGGCAACCAGATCCTGTTCTCCAACGCCAACGAGGCATGCCGCGCCAGGTTCATGGTTATTGCCTTTGACGACACGCCGCCGACGTCAGGTAACAACAACGTTCTCAGGCAATTTACGGAGAATGGCCAGAATGTCGTTCAGTTCTTAAGGCCGGGGGCAGGGGATAATCCGAGCTTTGCTGACATCGTCATCGATAGCCGATATCCGGCGATCAGGCTGCTGAGCCAAGGCTACATCGGCGTCGGTGACGGGGCGCAGGTGCATACTGTCGGGATAGATACGACCAGCTTCTACCCCATCGTTCGATATATGACCGTGCATAGCGGCTACGGTGGCGTCGCCGGCGGTACGAACGGCTTCTCCAAAAGAGTTTGCCCGCCGATCACTGCCAAAATCCGACGCGCTGCGGCGTCCGGCGGAACGGGCTGGTTTGATGCCGGCGACAGCACTTACTCGGTGATCAACAGTAATTCGGTCCAGTTCTACACGTTCAGGGGAAGCCCGGTCCTGACCTACTTCGCAACATCCAACGATTACCAAAACGGAAAAGTCACGAACGACCCCATTCAAGGGCAGATCGAGGGCATCCGCTATTACATCTTCGGCATCCCGAAATAGGATCAATCAATGTCAGCAAATAACCAGATGCAGGTTAGCGTCCTCGTCGCCCTGCAGGAAGTGGAAGTGCGCGAAGAATTCCTCAAGCAGCGCACGCTCCTGCTCGCCCAGCATGTCGCGATGCTGAAAGAGGAGCAGAAAGGCCTGCTCGAGAAGATCAGCGGTCTTGAGGCCGATCTGCGCGTTGCGCGTGGTGAAATCGATGGAGCATCCGAATAATGGCTACGATCACATGGTATGGCGACGGCACGGCAACCGTTGCTGTTAGCTCACGCACTGTGACCGGCACGAACACTGGCTGGCTGACGGAAGTTGCCGGCCTTACGCCGATCAAGGCCGGCGACAAATTCGGTATTCACGTCGGCCGCCCGATCGTCATCGAGAAGATCATCAGCAACACCGAGCTGTTGCTTGCTGACGACTGGCCCGGTCCCGCGCAGACGGACGAACCCTACAAGGTAGAGCTGACCTCGCCCACGATTGCAGCGGTTGAGGCTATGCGTCGGCTGCTGGCGTCGTTGTCGAATGGTAACCTTGAAAGCCTGTCGGAAATCTCTGTCGGCACTGACGATATCCCGATTGGTATCGGGCCGGGTGTGTTTGGGACGATCAGTAGATCCACACTATCTGGTATGACGGCGTCACTGGCTGCACTTGCGTCTCTGACCCCCGCCCCGAACAAACTTCCATACTTCACAGGGGAAAATAGCGCCGAGATTACAGACCTGTCGGCTTTTGCCAGGACCATTCTTGACGACGGCGATGGCGCCTCCATGTTTGCAAGCATGGGTGCGGCTCAGTCGTACACAACATCCGGGTGGGCCAAGCTCCCGAGCGGGCTAATTTTCCAATGGGGATTCGTCCCAGCTGTTACCGGAGGTAATTTGCTCGTGCCTCTGCCAATTACATTTCCGAACGCGCTGCTTGCGGTCACCGTGAACAACACGTCGACCCCTGCGAACATGACGACGCTCTTTAATGCATGGGCGGACGAACTATCCGCTAGCTCGATTACCATCCGCGGACGTATCGTCAGTAACGGCGGTGCAGTCGGTACTGTGGGCCTAAGCGCGACTTATTTCGTTGTGGGGTACTAAAGATGATGCACGCTGTTTTTAATGATGATGGCCTTCCGACCGGGTTCTATTCAGAAGATCTTCACGCTGGGAAAATTCCTGCCGACGCCGTCGAAATTTCAGAAAAGCAATGGCGAGACTTCATCGATAAACCCGGCCAAAGAAAATGGCTGAACGGCGAAGTCGTCGCGGTGGAGACGGATCAGCCTGCGCCGACCATCAATGATTACGAGAACGCCATCCAGAGCCTTGTCGACAACACTGCGCGCGAGAAGCAGTTTCGAGACGGGGTAACGCTCGCCTCTTACACAGCGTCGACAAAGCCGAACTGGGCGGCGGAAGCGCAGGCCTTCGTCGCATGGCGGGATAATGTCTGGTCCTACGCCTACGGCGAATTGGCAAAGGTTCAGTCGGGCCAGCGCGAACAGCCGACCGTCAATGAATTCCTTGCCGAGATCGCGCCTATCGTTTGGACATTAAGTGATTGAACGGATCGAGTAACCTAGGTTGAAAAATTCGTCCGGTTGAACTAGGTGGTCATCAACCTTGGAGGGGCAAATTTGAGAGATTTTTCAGCGGATGGACTACGAGGCCTGGCGGCGTTGAATGTCATGCTGTGCCACTTTGTGGCTGCCTTCTGGCCCAAGCTACTCGTCCTCAATTACGGTAACCTCCAGTTGTTCACCACCGATCCTTCGACGCTGGAGAAAATTCTTGGCTCACCATTAACAACACTCGTTTTTAACGGGCACTTCGCTGTTCTGGTTTTTTTTGTGTTGTCCGGATATGTCTTAGCATCGCCGGCTCTTGAAAATGACACTGCAAGGATCCGAGCGAGGTTCTGGGGGCGGTACGCGCGCCTTAATGTTCCAGTGGCAGCCGCCTGCATTTTATCCTGGTTGGTGCTTTCAGTTGGCCTCAACTATGCTCAGGAAGCTTCCGTAGTAACAAATTCAAGTTGGCTTGCCTCGCAGTACAAAGAAAGCGTTTCGGTCGCATATTTGATCCAGCTTGTTTTGATTGGTGGTCTTCTTGGTGACGGGATTCTTATGCTTCCGTTATGGACGTTACGGGTGGAATTTATCGGATCTATGGCGTTGCTTGGATTACTGGCTCTCTCGCCGAAGAACCGGCAGGTCCACTGCCTAGCTATCGCGGGAGCTGGTGTGGTTCTTGCTAACCCGAGTGGCGTAGTTTTCATTCTCTGTTTCATCGCGGGTGCGCTCTGTAACTGGATTAAGGTTGGAAGAAATGCTGCGAGGATTCTCTTTTTTGCGGGGCTGATATTTGGGAGTTACCAGCCATTCGGCGTCGACTACTTTCTCCCCAATTGGGGGGATGACCCGAAGAGCTTTTATAATGCAGTAGGAGGCGTTTGCCTAACTCTATCCCTATGTCGCGGCGGCATACTGTCTCACTTTTTGAAGCATGACTATGTGCAATACCTTGGGAGGATATCGTATTCGATGTATTTGCTGCACTTTGTGACACTTTGTTCAATTAGCAGCTCAATTGTCGTAGCTTTCGACGGAAGCGCAATCGGCCTTATGCTGGCGTTCGTGGTATACATCGGAGTTACGATTATTTTTTCGCATGTTTTTACAATTTTTGTAGACGACGCTGCCGTCCGCTACTCCAGGAAATTTTCGAAATGGGTAGAGGGTAATTCCGGATCGGTGGATGGTAATGTAACAACGAAATCTATAGCTGAGATCTCGTAGTTTTTACTCAGCGATATTCAGCTGGTAATCCTCGTTGTGCTCATCAATTGTCTGGTGGTTTTAGTAAAAAGGCCCGCCGATCTCGTTGGAGCTTGATCGGGCGGGCCTCATGCCGCAGCGGAATTGGAACACCTACGGCAATATTTCAATGCACTATTAAAACAAATGTTCCTTGGTGCAGGTTGAATACAAAAAAGCCCGCCACCTGGCGGGATGGCGGGCTTACGCTTAGGCGTTAATTTGCAACGCCGCTGCATTCTGATGCCTGTTCTTGGCATTCGTGTCGTTGGAATAGAAGATAGCGCAGATAGGTTGCGCAAAGCTTACGTCTTAACGGCAACTATTAGCTTTCAAAACTAAAAGAGGCCCGTCGCACTAACGCGCCAGGGCCTCAATGCCGCAGCCTGTTTCAGGGGACATGCGGCGCTTTCTTATTGGCGACCATTCAGAGCGCCGTCGATCAACAACCAGGAGAACATCATGGCACGACGCATCAACGCGGCGGGGCTTTCACACATCATGCAGTGGGAAGGCAAACGGCTTGTCGCCTATCAGGACGTCGCCGGAATCTGGACTATAGGATTTGGCCATACCACGGCTGCGGGAATTCCGCGTGTTCGCGAGGGTATGCGCATCAGCGACAAGGAAGCCGAGGACATCCTGAAGACTGACCTTCGCAAGTTCGAGGACCGCGTGAGCCGCTTGGTGAAAGTCCCGCTGACCGACAACCAGTTTGCGGTTCTCGTCTCCTTCGACTTCAATACCGGCGCTCTCCACAAGTCCACACTTCTGAAAAAGCTGAACGCAGGCGACTATGACGCGGTGCCGGCCGAACTCATGAAGTGGGTCAATGCTGGCGGTAAACGCGTTCAGGGCCTCGTCAACCGGCGCGCTGCGGAAGCTGGTCTGTGGGCCAAGGGCGAGTTCGTGTCGAGCAACACTGTCGAGGCGAAGAAGGCCGTGCCGGTCAAAGATGTCGCTGTCATCGGCGGTACTGGCACCACGGGCGCGGTGGCTACTATCGGCCCAGCGATCCCGGACATTGTCGATGCCGTGTCCAGCCAGCGCGACGAGCTGACAAGCGGGCAGTGGGCGCGCGTCATTGTCGCCGTGCTGATCCTCGGCCTCACGCTCTACGGCATCTGGCGCAAAGTGAAGTCATGATCTGGGCTCTCATCCCCAACTGGCTCAAGATCGCTGCTGGTGGCCTTCTCTGCGCCGTTCTGCTGGCTTCCGGCTCGTACTGGCTGGGAAAGCGCGAAGGCCGCTCACAGACCCAGATCGAGGCCGCCAAGGAAGCGGTCAAACGCATCAACCAACTGGAGAAGAACAATGCGTCTTTCCGCAGTCTTACGGATCGCGGCCGTTGTCTCGTGTTCATGCGCGATAGCGGCTTGCCAGACAGCGCCTGCGACTAACGGGGCGGGTTACAGCTTCGTCAAGTTTTCGGACCCGCAGGCGGCTCGGCTGGCCTCACAAGACGAAACAGCCGGTCCAGCAATTAACTCTAATAACAGGCAATGCGCGGCTGACGCTGCGTGTCGTAAGTGATGGCATAGCGAATTAAGGCTGGGGTAATGGCAGGAAACCAAGATATGAGCAGCAACGGCTTCGATCCGATGGCTCAGTATGCCCGATTATCCGAGCGTGTTGAGAACCAGGGTAAGGATATTGTCGATCTCCGGTCGAACATGAACACCGGGTTCCAGACGATCAACACGAGCATTTCGCAGTTGTCGAATGAGCTTCGGAACTCGAGCAAGACGCAGTGGCCGGTTATCTGGGCTGCAGCCGGTGTCTGCTTTACCGTTCTCGCGACCGGCGGCGCGTTCTTCTACAACAGCCTCAGCAAGGGGCAAGACCGCCTTGACCTGATCGTGGCGAAGAACGCGGAGACATCGCAGTCGGCTATCACTGCCGTTGTCGACAAGATGGTGACGCAGAAGGAAATGGAGTGGCGCACCGCACGAGGCGCAGAGGATCGGGCCCGGATGGAATCGTCTGTCAAAGAGGTGAGGGAGGCCCAAGTGCCGCGCGCAGAGCTTGAACGGGTATGGACAAGCCAAGCGAACACCGATTCAGACCAGCAGCGCCAGATAGATGAGCTAAAGCAGGCTCAGACGAGCGTGTATGGCGCCAGAGACGTGATCCTAGACCTTCGCCAGCGGGTAGACCGCATGGAGCGGGAGAAGGCCTCACCGGGCAGCTGATGCGTCTTTAAACACATCCCGCTGCCGGTAATGCTCCAATGCTTGAAAACACTAGCGCTTCAGGCTGATAAGCACATCAAGCAACTCGGAGCTGGTCTGAAATACCTTCGAGTTAGCAGTATAAACGCGCTGGCTTTCGATCATCTCCGTGAGCTCAGTGGCGATATCTACATTAGAATTTTCCAGCGCCCCCGACACGATCGATCCCATGCTGCCAGAATTTGGATAGGAAATCGTGACGACACCGGAGGCAATGCTTGGCAAATATGCGTTACCATTGACCGGCATAAGGTTATCCGGACTTGGCACATCGGCTAATGCGATCTGAAAAAGAGGACGAAGTGCGCCGTCGCCATAGCGCGCCGATACAATCCCGTCATCGGAGATGATAAATCCCGTGGATGCACTCGCGGAACTTCCATTTACGTTGGCAGTATTCACCGAGAATGCTGTAGCAAAGTCTGTGGTGCCCGACATATCGAGTGTCATTGTTGCGCCATTCGGTACATCAATAACAATGCTCGGATTCTCGACAAGTCTCCTCGTCGCTGGGTCAAACTCAAGTAAATCGGTGGCTAACGGAGGCGAGTTATAAGGAAATCCGCCGTTGGTGGCGTCGGCTTGGTTGAATACGGTGACTTCCCAGAAATTGTCAGCGCCCTTAGTGTAGTAAACATCCAGCAATACGGATTTACCGGAATAATCATAGGCGACGACCGATGACTTTTGGGAGTACTGACTTAACGCAGAATTATCGGCGGGGGTAGCACCTAAAACATATGGGGTGACGGTTGGCGCGGCCGCTGGCAGGTTGAGGCTGACTTGTACGCCATCCTCCCATCCCGGCGAGAGGTCTGGAATCGATACCGAGCCACTAAAATCAATCGGCCAGACATCGTTGCTTGGCAAGGTTACGTTGATGAGGCCGCTGCTGGTCATGGCACCGCTCGCTAAGTCGAAGGTCAGCAACTGTTTTGCCAGCGGTGGGTCGCCCGCAGGCCCATATGGAAACCCTCCTGCGGTCGCCTTCGCACTGTCGTAGATCGAAACTTCCCACGTGTCTGCGCTGAGCTTCGTGTAGTAGACGTCGAGTTGAACGTTCCCGGCAAAACCCGCATAACCCGAGAGGGTCTGCTTAACGAGATAAGCGGAACTTACTAGATTTGCGGATGCCGGCACATCGCCAGCGCTACTGTTAATGGCTGGGGCATCGGACGGCATGTTAACATGAATATTCATGCCCTGCGACGAGCCACTGCCGGAACCCTGCTGGGAAAGTTTGGAGAAATCCAGGTAATACGGATCGGACGGATCGGGGTACAGCTTTGGATTGCCGCCAACTATAGCCCCCGTGGACGGATCAAAAGTCAGCGTTGTGGTTGCCATGACGATATCGCCACTGTCCAGATCATAAGGGAAGCCGGACGACGTGCCGCTATAATTTACGTAGGCAGTGATCTCCCACGCGTTCTCGTTGATCTTGGTGAAATAAATGTCACTGCGCCCGGTCTCATCTACGTTGACCGTATGAAAACTGTAGCCAGAGTTCGGAGTATTCTGCGAAGGAGGAAGACCGGCTATCCCGGTGCCGACCGGATCAGCGTCAGCCGGAAGATTAACATTCAGCACACCCTTGGTCGAGGGGGTTACCATCAGGCTGCCGCCGTCGAACTGCACCGGTGACAGGCCATCGAAGCCGTTTACTACCACCGTGGGTTCAGCTCCAGCCTGGTAAGGGTACCCAAGCACTTTGTATCCAGCCGCATTTACTAGGTAGCCTTCGTTGTCCTGCGTAAATGATCCTGCCCGCGTTAGGTACGGCGTGCCGACTGCGTCCTCTACGATAAAGAAACCCGCTCCCTGAATGGAAAGATCAGTTTTCGATGTCGTATAAGAAAGTCCGCCTTGTTCGGATATCGCGTACCTGACACCCGATGAAACACCGCCAGATGAATAGCTTCCTTGGGAGGAGGGAAAGACCATGGAAGAGAAACTTGTGGAGGCACGTTTGTAGCCAGTTGTGCCGGCATTGGCGATATTATCACCGACTGTTCCAAGGCGATTGGCTTGAGCGTTCATGCCCGAGATGCCAGTTTTCATCGTGCCGAACAAACTCATGATGGGACCCCACAGAAATAAACAACTAGAAAGAGCAATAAAAAACGAGGCTTGCGTGGAACTAACCGGCAAGAGCGATCTGCTACTGAAGACAGGGGTTGTAGATGACTATGGAGCAAGAAGCGAAATCCGTTCCAAAGCGGAAACGTAGAATCTGGCCATGGCTGCTGGTCAGCGCACTGATCTTGCTCATCGCCGCTGGTGTCTACGCCTATCTGGAAATCACCGCGATGATCGAGGATCTAGGCCGGCTCTGGGATGACCTGGTGCAATTGTTTTGGTTGATTGTTCCGGACAAGCCGTAGGCAAAAGAAACCCGCCGGAGCGGGTCTTATGCGAATACGCCGAGCCTGATGTTCATTGCTTCTTTCGAAACATTGAATAGTTCGGCTAGCTGCTCTGGAGTTCTCGTCCCGATCAACGGGCGCAGCATATGCCAAGGCATGAGTATGTCCGCCGCCAATTGGTTAGCCTGATATTCCTTCGATTCCGGAAGTCCGCTTCGATACATCGCATCGTCAAAAATGCCATCGCCAATATGCCGTTCATGCAGCACATAGTGGGCGATCTCATGCGCGATGGTGAAACGCTTTCTCGTTATCGGATGGTCTTTGTTGACGAATATTGCAAAGCCGCTGCTTCCAGCTTTCACAGGATCCTTTTGGATTTTCCCGGAAACAGAAGGTGGCCACGCTGCGTCATAGACCTTGATGCCAAGAGCATTCGCCAAGCCGACAACATCGATCGGTGGCGCCCGAAATCCCAGATAGGTATTTATCGTTTGATATTTTTCGTTAATGTCCATCTTGATTCGGCCCAATCTCTTTAGCGTCGGATGTAACCTCTTGTACTTGCTGGGGTGTCAAGCCAATATTTGGCGTTTGGTCTAGCCCCTTTGATTGTAGCACGCTCGCAACCAGAATGGGCGTTTTTTCCTCAAGGTACTGCCGCGCAATACGTTCGGACGTTTTCTCGGCTTGTTCCTTGGCTTCTGCCTTAGCGGCGATTTCCGCTGCTCTAACAGCCGCGCCTCGGATCATCCAGAAACCAAAGAATGCAGCCATTGCCAATATGACCGTAAAGAACGTGACGCCGATCGACAATATTTCCAGAACGCCCACATCGTAAGCGAGTTTCAGCGCATCGGGATTTGCTTTCGCATCCTCAATACGGCTAGCAGGGACCGTCTGCCCTACAAGAGAGTAAACTGTCTTACCCGCGTCTGGGGACGAGTAGACCTTAACGCCCATCATGACGAGCGCTACCAGCAGCATTACCTGAAAAACTATAACGGCTATGCCAATTCGCTGGGTGCCTGGCTCACTCACTGCTTCTTCACCTCGTCCTGTTTCATCCGCTCAAGCTCATCAGCTCCCAACGCTGCTTCAAGCACCGCATCGACCTCTGGCAAAAAGCTCTCCCACATTGGCCGGCCGTCGAACTTCGTGTTCTCCGGCACATCGCTCAAGCGGCAAAGCGCACGGGCGGCGCGTTCGCGGGGAGGCTGGACACGTTTCATGTTTTCTTTTCCAACATAATTCGCAATGCATCCGCGGCATCGAGAAGGATTTCTGTCGCCTCGTCCTTCGATAAACGGTGTGCACGACGGGACGCGATGCTCAAGCAGTAGATGACGCCTTGCGCAGTATCGTCGTCATGATTTTCACGCATTAACAGCCGCGTCATGTCCACGGCCCTGTCCAACAGTAGGCTGAGCTCCGTCGGATGAAAGTCACCCTTCGCAGCAGCTATTTCCAATTCCGAAATGAGCCCTCTAGCCATTGAGATTGGCGATCCCCCAGTGTCCTGACAAACCGTGTCAGTCATGAGGAAACACGCATATCATTTAAGTTCTGTGAACTTCAATTAGTTGCCAGCAGGCCTAATGGAGCATTCGGAGGCTGGAGATATCGGGGTTGTAGGCATCGCTGCTAAAACTGCGCCCGATCGAATGAAGATAGGCCACGATTTCCAGCCTGAGATGATCTCGTGCGCCGAAAGTCTGCGTGATCTTCGATAGTTCCTTCTGCACTTCATAGCAAAGCGGTTCAGGCAGGTCCAAGTCACCTATCGTGTAGTACTCGTCACCGATCGCCGTGATATTGCAGCCCGTAGAGATCACCGCTTCGACGAACGCGGGAATGTCCTCTTCTCTCATGATCATCAT